TGTTTATAATATCTGTCTAATGATAAAATTCGATAATCTTTCGGAGAACTTGTCAATTGAACGAAATTTTTTGTTTTTTCAACTTCACTTAAATTATCTATAAAGTTTAAAACATGATCTTCAAAATAAAACATTACGGGTAATGGAAAATTAAGAGTATCGACATTTGGGGAATCAAATTTTATTTGCTTTTTCCAATCTAATATTCTAGATTTTATATTTGAATCTGAACACAATAAAGTAAAATTTTTATTACTACCTGTTTTTATAACCGTATGAAAAATTTTACTTTTATCAAATTCTAAGTTATCTAAGGGCCATACTTTTGATCCCTCCATCATATCTGCTAATAAAAAATTATCATCTTTATCCAAAACTTTTGAAATTGTTCTTTCAAAAGTTTCAGGATTATTTCTACAATAATCAAGATTTATCAAAATCATTTCTTACCTCTATAAATTTACCAATCCAATTATCTCTATGTTCAATAAAAACTTGTGGCACTTCATCTGCTACAGCAATGATTATTGCGATATAAGGTATAGGTATACCTGACATTTCTTCCCACATAACAGAATATGCTGAACATTGCATGAAATAATTATCGATCCATTCTTCTTTTTTGGGTCTACTAGAATTTTTAAAATCGATTATGTGATTTTTTCCACGAAATTTACCAATACAATCAACTCTTCCAGCAGTTTTTAAATGATTTGAAAATAATGCACGTTCTTGTCCATAAACCAATTCTATTTCATCAAGAATGGGCTGAATAGTTTTAAACATAACAACATTGTCGGGAGTATAGTCGTCAAATGACAATTCGTTATTCAAATAATCTTCACAAAGTTTATGAACTTTTGTACCACGGCGAGATGCTTGAGTAGAAATTTTATTGGCTTCTTTTTCACCAACACGTTTTCTCCATTTGATTATGCCTTCTTTTTTATAATTGGAAAGTACAGTGGTGACAGAAGGATACTTTTCACCAGTAGGAGTTATATAATATCTTTTTCCATTTTTATTTGTAGTCTTTAGTTCTAAATCTCCAAAAACATTTTCATGTATAAACATTATTCAATTATTGGTACGTTGCTGTCGTAATGTGCATTCTTTATTTCTTTTAATTTATCATTAAAAGCCGCATCTGGTTTCTTAGCTCCAATATTATCATAAGCAAACCCTGGAGCAGTAATTAATTGTCTTACTTCACCATCACAAGCCTCAAACCCCTGACCAGTAGGATTCCCATCATGTAGAATTTGTTTCACACATGGCGATTCAGTTGGAATCTTTCTATCAGCTATTTTTAATTCTTTTTCAAAAACATTTCCACATTTTTTACATTCGTAATCATATGTTGGCATAATATTGCTCCTCAGATTGACATTTGATAAATTCCGGCCAGACCCTTTGCATTTGATATTGACAAATATTCTTTTGAAGTGTTAATAAATTGAACTGAATTATTATCTACTATTACATTAATATTATCCAGTTGTTTAGGAATAACATTATCAAACAAACATTTATCTTTCTTTCCAATCACATCAAATATTATTGGATTTAAATAACATGCTCCTGATGTCGCTAAAAGTTCTTTAGTCATTTTATAGTCGGGTCTAACTGAAATTTTTTCTATTTCATCAGAACCATTTTTATATTTAATGAAAGTTTTATGTTTACTATCACCCATGGTCATATGCGACAAAATAGAAATTGATTTTCCATCATTTTTATGAACATTATAATACTTTTCTATGTCAAAATTATATAAATTACCACCATCCAAAAATAAAAAGTCACCTTCATTGAATTTATAACTTAAATTTCTTAAAGACTGTGCCGATCCAACGCCACCAGTCTGTTTATGAATATTAATTTTAAAATCCGTTGAAAATAAACCGTTAAGTTGATATTTCTTTAATGATAATTCAATTTGATTATGATGATAATTTGTAGTAATGACTACTTCATCAATATCAAACTTTTGTAACCATTCAAGATTGTGAAATAGTATCGGTTTCCCCTTCACTGGCAATAAACACTTTGGCATCATATCCGTAAAGGGCCGTAGTTCTGTATTCATGCCAGCACAGGTCATCAATACTTTCATTTTTTGGCTTTCTTTTTCTTGGATGTTTCAGGTTTTGAAAAACGGCCCTGATTATCCCTTTTAGGTTTGGGTTGGGGTTGTTGAAGACCCTCCGGAAAAGAATTATAAGCAACAGTATGAGTAATCTTTTTATATTTTTCTTGAAGTTTTTTGTCTTTCATATACCAAAGATCATCGGCCTCAGCGGGATCTAATGAATTAACCAATTCATGCCAAAGAGATTCACGCTTTAAGCTGGTTAAATTTGGATGTCCGCCCTCAATAAATAAATACATTTTTCTCATTTCATAATTCAATGTAGCGCCATCATCAACACCTTCAAAAAAACCTCTTCGTGGATTAAAATTTTCCTCGGCTTTTATATCTGGTCGACCTTCAGGAAGAAGAAACTTTATATCTTTATTAAAATTATATCTCAATAATTCTTTTACTGCTTTAGTTGCATTTTGTCGCAAATAGTTAACCCGTTCTTCATCAGAACTTAATCCATTAGCAATAGAAAAAATTTCACTTGTCATTTTAGCCGCCATAATATCTCCTAAAATTCATTTATATGCTCCATTAAATTTTTAAGTTTATATTTTATAAAATAATTAAAAAGTCTAGACCTACCAACTTCGGGTTGATTAACATATTCATCCACAATATTGATTTGTAACCAGTTAGGTATTTTAGTAAAATCTATTAACATTTCATTTCTACGATAATTACGTAACTGTTCACCTTGACAAAATACATCAGGTTCAAGTTCAGACCAAACTGATAACTTTTTCTTTGATAATGGTGTTTGTCTTTTATCCATAACAACAAATGTGTCATCAGAAGACAAAAAATTTGGAACACCATCACTTGTATCACCTCTAAGTATATGTTCTCTTAAAAAGTTATCTGGGTTATCAGTATTAAGAAATTTTTTCGTGAGTGGCGAATATTGATTCACATTTTCATATTTTTGTAACTGAATAAAATCTTTATCACTTGATAATATTAAAACGGGTTCTTGTTCAACAAATAATTCTTCGATGCCAGTAACAGATTCATTACTCTTCTCTTGCCACAATTTTTTCGTTTTTTGTTCTCGTTTCATTACAAGAGTAGCAATAATGTCGTCTGCCTCTGCTTTATCTATGTATATAACCTTATAGGGAAAGTTTTCACTTATCTCTTCTCGTACTATATGCAATATTCTGTATAATTCAACCCAATCAAAATCAGATTTATCTCTTGTTGTTTTTCTTTGAGCTTTATAATATTTGAATGCATCCTTTCGCCAATTATCTTTTGCATCACAACAAACTATCAATTGACCATATTCGTCTCTAAATTTGTGATGATACATTCTTATAGTATTTAAAACCGCATGTCTGACAAAATCTTCAGACATTGCTTTTTTATTCATCATCACATTTGCAATAACGATTTGCGAATAATCTAGTAATATCATTTTACAATTTTAAGAAGTATAGTTTCATTATTAATGCGACCAGTTAAGTCTTTTTCTTTAGAATTAATAGACTCATATTGTTTTTTAATCGCAAGTTTACCACCAGAAAGCATTTTTGTTAATACTTCTTCTGGCTTTCTTACTTTTTTACATTTAGAAAGTGATGTATCAAATCCTCGAAGAGTGCTTCCTTTTACAGATAATCCCGCATGACTTTCTGCTTGATATACACCAAGTTTACGATACTTTGAATTAAATACATACAATCGATCAGCACCGACAATCTCAGATGGATTAATTGATGCTATTTTATATTCATCATCTTGTTTTTTATAATTCAATTTAGCAATTTGTTTCGAAACCGAAATAGGTTTTTTCTTTCGTGGCTTTCTTTGCTTATTAGCATTTGCAGAATATCGTTCACAATCACTAATAATTGTCTGAATAAAATTCTCATATTTAACAAGTTGCTTCTTTGTCATATGAGCATAAGATTCGGCTAGGTCTTCGTCTACTGGAATTGATTTTATTTCTGTTAAATAGGGCTGAAATTCATTTGCTATCTTTTTAGCAATTAGTCCCTTAACTTCTTTACTAACTAACCAATCATATACGTTTATAGTCGGCTCATAATCATTGTCAAAAAAACTATCTATAGATTGCTCTATTTCAGAAGCATATATAGATACTTGTTCTTTTATATAATTTTGAATTGAAGGCTTATGATCATTTCCATTAATTTTCTTTTCAATAGATTTTTGTTCAACAACAAGTTCACCTCTTTTCTTACTGTAGTCAATATAAAAATTAATTTTTTCTATATACTCTCTCGGAAGATTTTCAAATCCTCTCATAAACATTCTAGCAAGAAACCCACCACCTTTCAAATAAACAGTCTTTGGTCCGTCTACAAGAACACCAGCTTTCCCCCATGGAAAAGATTTTACTTTCTGAATATCATCTTTATTATATCCAGCATGTTTCATGTATTCCAGCATCCATTTTTTAGACTGATCTGCTTCATGAAAATGGCTATACCAATTCAATCCATGCATTATATCAGATTCCGTTGAGTTATCATCAAAAACGGGTTCGGTTCCCATTCTTTGTTCATCAAATGATCTACCTGAACCAATAATTTGTTTAGGCTTTTTTATTAATACTGATTTCTTTGTTTTTAGCTTCCTCATAGTCTAGTTCATATATTAAGTTATCAAGAAAATCAATCCATTGATTGATACGTTTATCCCAACTATAATGCGTATGCGAATACTCTAATGCATTATCAAGATTTTTTTGAACATCCTTTGTCCAATATGAATCCATAACATCTTCAAGAGCATCAGCAAATCTTTCAACATGCTTACTCTTATCTTCTGTATAATTATACATGTAAGCATATTCACCACATGTTTCGGGTAAGGCTCCCCAATTAGAAGTAACAACTGCACAATGAGCAGACATTGCTTCCATTGCTACTCTACATGAAGTTTCTTGCCAAGTAGATGG